TCAATTAGAAAGAAATAACTTTTGAATTTCTGTTTCAATATCCTTTAGGTTATCGTTAGTTACTTTAATTTTTCCAGATGGATCATACTCGTTTATAATTCTTATTTTAAGTTTACTTATTGTTTGAATATTTCCCACATCAGCGAAACTATTATCTTTATATTTGGTATAAATTTTAATGATTTTTTCAAGTTGTTTAATACTATTAGAGAATTCTCTTGTATCTCTTAATAAGTAAAATATTTTTAATTGAATATATGATAATTTAGTGAATTTTAAAATTTTTGAACTTACTAATTCATCGAGTTCTTGTATTTTTTCTTGGTTTATGTCACTTCTTTTCATTAATTCTTTAAGCATCATTTTTAAATGAATAGTTGTATTTGTTATAACTGTAGAATCAAGAGGTATATAAAAGTCTTTGTTTTTAGAAGTTAAAGGAACTACTGTTATTGTCGGTTTAGTCTTATAATCGTTTGTATTTAATACAACAGCAAAATGGTGTCCTGATATTTCACTTCCTATATTTACACCGAAATTTACAAATACTATAGTACCTCTATCAAATTTATGGTATGTTTTTCTAATTTTATTATCATGCTCTTTTTTAAACCAAAAAGCTTGATTACTTTGCCAACTATCTATATAAGTAAATCTTTTATTCCCTGATTTTTTTAAAGTATCAAAAGTTTTAAAGGCACTGTATAAGCTATTGTTAATTTTATTTGTCATGTCTAACTCCCTATCCCCTCTAATTTATTCATCATATCTTGTGCCATTTTATCCGTAACATGCGTGTATATGGCTAGAGTTGTCTTATAATCACTATGTCCTACTCTATCTTGAATAGCTTTTAAGTTTATGCCTAACTGCGCCAGCGTTGATATGTGATGGTGTCGTAGCGTATGAGTGGTAACTCGTTTCTTAATAGAACTAATCTCTACTGCTTCTGCAATGATATTGTTAATCTTATTTAGATCTATTGGACTACCAGCAGTATTAGTAAATATAAATCCTCTATCAATAAATTGCTCATTCCATTGATTCTCTTTTTTGTTGTCTAGCATGATTGATTTTAACAAATCAAGACTTTGAGTAGTTAAACCAATAGTACGATAACTAGCAGTTGTTTTAGTGGTGTCTTTTACGCCAAATGCACCCGTTTCATTATCTTTCTTCCACACAATAGTACCATCTATTAGCAATGTCTTATTATCGAAATCTATGTTAACTGGTTGTATGGCTAGGAGTTCCCCTATACGCATACCGTTTTTAGCTTGAAAATCTATTATAGATTTAACCATCATATAGTTACGCTTGCGACCAGCATGTTTTTTATTCTTAATGAGGTAATCCATACACTCTAATAACTCTTTTAGTTCGCTATCCTCTAGGTAATTCTCTCTTTTAGCTTGTAATTCATCTCTAGTAATAGCCTTTTTAGGTATATCCACCCTATCTAATAAAGAAATATCTAAATTACCGTAATACTTATCTATATATTTGAATACTGAACGTATAGCAATCATTAGTGCTTGTATATGAGAACGTCCCATAGTTTCACTTTTAGACCAGTTGTTTATAACTTCTTGCAAGTATTTGTGAGTTATTTTCTTTATAAGTATATCTGATGCAATAGCCTTCTTAACTGTACGTATATTGCTTTTCTTCTCTTTTATAGTCGTTTCTTTAGAGCCAGAGTGTTTAGTGTAATGTTCCAGCCATTCATCACACGCATTATGAAATGTGAGTGTTTTAAGCGTGCTGGGAGTTAGGTCATTAATACGTTGTTCAATGATTCTATTTAGTTCTAATTGTGCATCTTTTTGACTGCGTACATTGTTCTTATTACGTATAACTGATACTTCTTTATATTTGTTAGTTAATGGATTTATATATCGCTCAATATATCTATACTTAACATTGCCGCCTTTATCCCTTATTTCACGCACCCACATTTATATCACTCCTTGTTTAATTTATTTTCTATTTCAGAATATGACTTTTCTAGTTCATTTGCACCTATATCTTTGTGTGTGAATTCGTTTCTAATTTCTCTGATTATATTTGCTTTATTTTTAAAGTATAGGTCAAGTAATTCTTCAATATTTTTTTTATCTTTTTCAGTCACTTTAATGGATTTGTAAAATTTCAAGTTATTTATGTCAGATAAATGAAAGTGTATATCATTAATTGGAACTTGAAAAATAGAAACCTGTTTTTCATCGTTATGATCATAAAAATTAAATTGGTAAGGTAAAGACATTGCATTTAATGAGTCATAAAATTTTTTCGAATCAAATTCTACAATTTTATTTAATTGTATCTCACCTTTAGAAATACTATTTATCTTATCAACATAATAGTTGTATTCCTCGTAATTATCCTTTAGATACATCAAATAACTTTCTATAAATTGTTTGCTTGGCATAGTTTTCTTTCCGTTTTCAATACCACTTATATGACTTTGAGAGTATTCTGTTTTGTCGCCAAGTTGTTTTGCAGTTTTATTTTTAGATACCCTAATACTTTTTAAAAATCTTCCGATTTCCAACTTAATATTATTTTGTTCAGTTTCGTTCATTTTAATCACCTCAATTACAATAATATATTAGGAATAAAAATAATACAAGAAATTCCTTGACTTTCCTAAAATTTCAGTCTATATTTATGACAAGGAATTAAAGGAAATAAATAAAAGACCTAATATTCCTAAAAAGAGTGGGAGGGATTCTATGTTTTTAACTGTGAAAGAGACTGCAGAACTATTAAGAATGAGCGAAAGACAAGTTTACAAATTGATTCAACAAAATGTTATTCCTCATATAAAAATTAAAGGAAAAATACTTGTTGAGCGTGAAGAATTACTTTTATCAATTAAGAACAAGGAGGATTCAGACAATGCCAAAAACAAAACTACAACACTTACCAACTAGGGACAATGTTATTACTGATGATGTGAAAGTTATTACAAAGCCACTTTACGCAACACCTAAACAAATAGGAGAACTATTCGGAATTAGCAGAAGTACAGTAAGTCGCATACTCAATCAATATGATCTAAACAATGAGAGTGTAGAAGATTTGTATTTTTCGCTTTCTGCAACACTAACTGTAGTTGATATTGATGCGTTTCGTAAGTATCTGAAAGCTAGAAATAAAAAACATTTATAAATGGAGGAATAGGAAAATGAAAACAAATCAAAGAAAGCAATTATCAAAGATAACTGGAGATATGGAAAGGGTTATAAATCACAGTAGCAGCTTAACGGCTGGTTATAACATTCTTACTGAACAAGGAATTTCAGAAGCAACTTATTTAGAAAAAGCAATTAATCTATTTAGGAAAGATTTATTCAACGTTTTAAGTGAATTAGATTATGAAAGCGAAGAATTTAAAATATTAGATGATGTGACAATGACTTTTAGAGATGTGTTATCAGAAAAACAAGAAGTTTATTACTACAGTGTTATAGACCAAAATGGCGAAACAAAACACACTACAAACCGTAAAGGTCATATTATTGGAATATTAGAATGGGCGTTAGAAATGATTGTCGGAAATATTGATGTGGAGGTATTTGAAAATGAACAGTGAATTATTTGAAATTATAAATTTGAAAGATGATATGGATATTCTGCAGGAAAAATTTGAGGATTTAATACAAAGTAATCAATGGTTAATTGATGAACATTTTGTAGCTGATCGTTTAAAGAGTAAAGATGAAATGATGAAACATGGGATAGGATACCATGAACAGCGAATTAGATTGACTCAATCGCAAAAATTACTTGAAGTTTATCAGAAGGAAATGGACGAATTAATTTTAAAGCTTGATTCAGAATTGAATAAATTGAATGAAGAAGGTGCTGAAAATGGCTAAATACTTATGTCTTATAGTATTGATGAGCATTTTAGGTATAACCCTCATGCTCATAGGATTATCGACTATCCAAGCGATTTATTTTGCCTGTTTATTAAGCAGTATTACATGCTGGGTACTAATTCTATTATCAGAAACAAAAAGAGCCAAAACTCATACACCGACCAAAGTAAATGAGTAATGGCATCAAATATTTTAAAAAATATATGTACTTGAATTTTAACATAAAACGAGGTGAAGTCCTAGATGGCAATAACAACAAAAGAACAAATACTAAAAGTGAATATAGAGAAAGTACCAACTGAAATGGCTCACCTAGAACAATGGGTGTTATGGAAAGCAGAACTGAACGATAAGAAAGGGTACGACAAAATACCATATCAATTAATCGGATTAAAAGCATCATCAGTCAATCCTAGTTCATGGTCAAGTTTTGATAAAGCAGCTAAACAACTTAATGAGTATGACGGTGTAGGTTTTGTACTCACTAAGAATGATGATTATATAGTTTTAGATTTGGACGATATCCACATAGACAGTGAAACGTACGAGCCTTTGACAGATATCGCAAAAGAAGTGATGCACAAAACATTCTGGGAAGTATCACCGTCTGGGACAGGCATACATGCATATTTCAAAGGTGCTTTATCTGATGAAGCTAAGCGTAAAAATAAAAGTGAACATTTGGAATTATACTCACATTCAAGATTTATGACGTTTACAGGCGTTAATGACGGTATCACAAGAGAAATTTCAAGCGATCAATCATATATAGATACATTAGTAGAAAGATATTTTAAACGTGAAGTCATTACTAACGACACTATCAATGATGATGTAACACCTTCTAATCTTGATGATGTGGAAGTTATGGAATTAATGGCCAGCAGCAAAGATGCCGATAAGTTAAGCAAATTAATGCGTGGTGGTTGGCAAGACTTATTCGAATCGCAATCAGAAGCTGATTTATCACTTTTAAATGCCCTAGCTTTCTATACGCAAAAAAATGCTGCTCAAATGGATAGAATATTTAGAAGTTCAGTCCTAATACGTCCAAAGTGGGATACATTACGTGGCAATGAAACGTATGGTCAAATTAGCATAAACAAAGCAATAGAAGGTTGTAATAATGTTTATGATCCAGAGTATAAAAAGGCTTATGCGTATGATATTCAATTAAAAGATGAATCTTCAATTAAGGGATTGTTAAAAGTAAGAGGTAGAGAAGAACGAGAAATGTTAGAGAAAGCATGGGAAGATAATGGTAAGAATGGACGTAAACCTACAACTATAGGTACTAATAGATGTGCGTATATTTTGAATGAGTTATTAACTTTTAAATTATTTGATTTAGAAGAAAACACTAAGTTGGCCATGTACCAAAATGAAAAAGGTATATACACACAGAATAGAACATTAATAAAGCGAGTTATTTCATGGTTAGAACCTAGACTGAATGAGAGAAAAGCAGAAGAAGTTATTTATCATTTAGGTAATATGGTTGAAGTGTCTGCCAAGACAAATGAACCAGATTTAATACCAGTTAAAAACGGTATTTATAACAGAAAATCAAAGTTACTTGAGCCCTTTACGCCAGATTATGTATTTACTACCAAAATCTCAACTAACTACGTTCATAATGCCGAGAAACCTATAATTGATGGTTGGGATATAGATGAGTGGATTAACGAGATAGCTTGTAATGACAAAGAGATAGCCACATTGTTATGGCAGGTTATCAATGACGCAATAAATGGGAATTACGCAAGGAAAAAAGCAATCTTCTTTGTTGGTGATGGGAATAATGGGAAGGGCAGTATACAAAACTTACTCTCAAACCTAATAGGTTTCAATAATATAGCAAGCCTAAAAGTGAATGAATTCGAACAAGAATTCAAATTAAGCGTTTTGGAAGGCAAAACTGCCGTTATAGGTGATGATGTACCAGTCGGAGTGAACATTGGAGATTCTTCTAATTTTAAAAGTGTTGTAACGGGTGATTCTGTACTTGTTAACGTGAAAAACAAGCAGCCTTATCGTGCGGAATTTAGGTGTACTGTTATTCAATCTACTAATGGCATGCCGAAATTCAAAGATAAAACGGGCGGTACTAATAGACGGCTTCTTATCGTACCCTTCAAAGCAGACTTTAACGGTTTAAAAGAGAATCCAGATATCAAAGAAATATATTTGAAAGATAAACGAGTTCTTGAATATGTATTAAATAAAGCAATCAATTTAGAATTTGATAGATTCATCATACCAAAGGCATCACAAGACATGATGGAATTATATAAACAAGACAACGATCCAGTATACGATTTTAAGTTGAGTGTATTTGATGAATGGGGAGTTAGAAAAATACCGAAATATATTGTTTATGGATTTTATAAAGAGTTTTGTAACAGTAACGGTTATTATCCACTTTCAGAAAGAAAATTCCACAGACAATTCAAAAGTTATCTTGATGAAAGCTGGAATATAGATGCGCAGGGCAAATATGATTGGGAAGTTTTATGTGAACAAATAGGTGATTTAAATAATATGCGAATAGATCTAGACTTTCCAGCTAAAGGAAAAAATTATAAATCATATGAGAATGAAAAGATGAAAATTATCTAGGGTAACTAAAGTAACTGAAGGTAACCGAAATAAATAAATTCAGTTGCAGACTTGAACGCTTGATATCATGGGGTTTGTAGGTTGGTTGTAACCGTAGAACTCTAAATTATAAAAATACTTTTAAAATAAATAACTTTACTAAATAGAGTAGGAGTAAAAGTATAAGAAGTATTTCAAAATTTCGGTTACCAGTTACTTAATTCCTTAAAACCTATGTGGCAGTAAGTCTGAAAGGTGTAACTGAAAAATACCCGTTCGGTTGCAAATCTAAGTATTTCGGTTACAAAACACAAAAAGGAGAAAATAAAAATGACTAAACCAATAAATCACGCCTTAGAAATCTTAAATAAATTGTATGTGTATCGAAAAATGACTAAGACGAAAGATGGTGTATTGAAATCAGAATTGGCTTCACTTAAAAAAATACCAATAAGAGATGAATGTGCACCAAGTAGATTGAATTTAAATAAATACATTTACTTAAACTCAAGAGATTTAACGTTAAGAGAGATAGAAGATGTAATTAAAGCGCTGCAAGTAATCGCACCAACAGTGATTAATGATAATAAACAGAATGTTATTAAAGAAGTTGAACAAATCAACAAAATTGCTGGTTACACATTTAAACAATAAGGAGGGCTTTATATGAATGGTTATCAAGATTCAAGTTGAACTTGATAAGAAATAAAAAAATTAAAAAACAGAAAGAAGGTATGTAGATGGTAAAAACTCTAGAAAAAGAAAAGGCGCGTGAATTACCCACAGAACACCGACAAGTTTTCAATGTGATAACAAACGCACCTAATAAGTATATTACAAGAGACAAAGTCTTAAGACAATTACGTCTTGAAATTAATCAAGCAAATTATCGCTGGTTAGCAAGTATTATTAGTGATCTAGTATTAAGGTTTAATTATCCGATTGGTAGTTGTCGTACAAGGGACAAGAGAGGCTACTATATCATCACAAGTAAGCAAGATAAAGATGAGGCAATAGACACTATCGAAAGCATAATAAAAGGTAATATTAAGCGTTTAGAAGCATTACAATCAATTGAAATAAAAGATGAAAAGGATGATTAATGGTGAAATCTAATTATTTATTTGATGAGTACAATAAAGAATTAAACAAACATAATGATGAAATAAATTTATTAGAAAATGACATCAGAAGAATTAAGGATAAAATTGTAGAACTGTCTACTAAATATAAGGATTTTGTTAAAAATGGTAATGAGGAACAAGCAGATACTCTTTTTAATGAAATTGAAATATTAGAGGATAGTAAGGCAAAATCACTAAAACGGTTATCTACAAAAAATGAATTACTAGAAAGTTTGAAAATGGAAAAACTTAGAGAATTATTACTAAACAGAAAAACATTACCAAGTTTATATGATGATGAAAAGTCGAAGGCAATGAATAAACTAGACAAAGCAATTGCTCAATTTAATATTGTGTTAGATGAAATAAATTCATTGAATGAAGAATATGCAAAAGACATGCATAGATTCGATTCATGGATAGACCGTTATAACATGAAAAAAGATGATGTGTTTAGAAAAGAATACGGAAGAATAATCGCTCTGTATATAGAGAATGATTTAATTAGTCCTAACATTATAAGATTTAACGAAAATAAAAAATTGGAGGTAGTAAAGTAATGGAATTCAGTAAAACTTTAGAAACTATAAACAATATGGAGTTAGAAGATGAACAAAGATTAGCACTATTGGAATCAGTCAAAGAAGACGTGAATTTTGAAGAAACACGTAATTTGGAAAACATACCTTCAATAGAAGATTTAGCACAAGAAATCAATATTAGAAAAAAATAATTATAACAGCCAAGCCTTAATTGGTTTGGCTTTATTAATATAATAACCTGTCAAAACCTTACATTTCAGACAGTTTAAAAAAGGTTTTGAATAATAGAATGAGGTGTTATTTTGACTAAGCTAACTTCAAAAGAAGAACTATTTGTTAATTATTTAGTTTCTGGTAAATCACAACGCCAAGCCTATATTAGTGCAGGGTATAACGTTAAAAACAAAAACGATGTTTATATTGATAATAAAGCATCTCAACTCTTTAATAAGCCTAAGATAATGGATAGGTTTAATGAGTTAATGAATATTTTTATTAATAAGTCTATATGGACGAGAGAAGAAGCAATTCACCAGTATTTATGGCTTTTAAATAAAGCTAAAAATCATATAGATCAGTACGGTATTTCTTATTCATCTAGTAACGCTTATCTAGGTGCTTTAAAAGGTTTAAATAAATTATCATTCGAAACAACTGTTAAAGGAAGTAAGATACAAAAAGAAATTGAACTACTCAATAAAAAAATTGATGGCATGAGTAGTAATAACAACATAGAGGACAAAATAGAAAGTTATTTTAATTTATTATCTAGTTCGAATTAAATAAAGGAGTGGTTAAATGTTACCAGACTTTGAAAAAAACAAGTTCACAGAGTATGAGTTATTGATGAAGTTTAACCCAAAGATTATTAATAGCAAGATTAAAGCTATGAATATGCAAATAGAGTGTATGTATCACTTAAATATGTCGCATGTAATCACTGATGATAATGATATGATGGTGTCTGTTTCGTACCCATTAGATAAGCTAGTTATATACATCATTGAAGAAAAAGAAAAACTAAGCTACTACAAGCGTAAGTCTACTGAAAGATTAAAGTTATTAAAGCGAGTAATCAGTTCATATACATTACAAGAGCAAAGAAATATCATGCGTTATATGGCTACCAATGGACGTGTAAAAGACTTTGATGTGATTGATAGGTTACAAGTCGATTTATATAAAGCGTGCCGAAAAACAAGCGATACAAAGCAAATAGCAACGTTTAAAGTGGAGGATAAGGCATGCATTGTATAGATGATAAGCAGGCAATGAAAGAGTTTATCTCTAATTACCACAAGTTAGCAAAGCCTATTAACTATCAAGATGAAGATATAGATACATTCTTTAATCTAACTGATGATACTGATACAGATATATTACACAATCAAAATCTAGATGCGCATATACGATTTAATGAAATAGAATCAATCATTGAGAAAGTAGCAAGCGATAAAGAGTATTTTATATTCTTATTGTTGAGTGAGGGTAAGACCTATAGAGAAGTAGGTAAGTATTTTAATTTAAGTGGTGAGCGTGTGAGACAATTATATAATGTAATGATAGAGAGATTACCATAA